AGCTCCTACCCCTTTTATCGAATTTACCTTGATCTCTGACATAATTAACTAGGTTCTGTAGGGAAAGTGACAGATGACATATCTAAATTACCATCTGCATCTAATTTAGGCGATTCACTAGATGGTAAATCTCTAAGAGCTTGTCTATAAGTTTTCCAAGCGTCATCATTTGATAAAGTTAAATCTCTTGATTGTGTCCAATCACAAGCTGTTAATAGTCTATCTCTTTCAACCCTTAATAACCTCATAGGTTCTGCATTTGTTAACTTTGTAAGTTCTGCGTCTATTGCAGATTCAGTTGGTTTTGAATCAGAACTTATCCAATTTAAATTCGAATAATCGAATCCAATCCAAACATATTGGCTTGAGGGTTTTAAAGATTTTAGTGCTGAATGTTTTGTATAAATCATTATGCACCTATTTCAATTAATGTAATAGTTGATCTGGCACCACTTTGAACAAATTCAATTGTACGACTGCCATATGTAGCAACTTGTGTTTTATATGTTATGGAAGTTGAGCCGTCACCACTCGGAGCAGCATCATAATAATGAAATGTTGCTCTATTTTTAAACTGAGCTGTAGATGCTGTATTGGCATACCACTCAGATGGATTAGGAGGAGAAGTATAAAGTACATTTGACCCTCTAAAAAGTTTTATCCCAAAACCCTCTTCTGCATTAGCATTCACAAGATAAAGAAAATTAACTAATACAAGTACTTTACTATTTGTCTGCGGTGTTATAGCAGCGGAAATTCCAATATCTGAATATGTATCAGAGCTTATAGCTACTTGTGTTGAAGTAGAACCTTCTACAACTTGCAGTGCTTTTCCTAAACCACTACTTTGATTAGTTAATAGCGTTCCGTCTGCAATATCGGGTAAAGTAATAACTCTATTATTACTAGATGATGAGGGTGCTTGTAAGCTGAAAGACCCACCACCTGATGCTGCGTTTAGTTTAATCTTTGCTGTCATAATTAACTTGGCTCAGTAGGAAAGGTAACAGAACTCATGTCTAAATTACCATTTGCGTCTAACTTTGGCGATGCACTTGCGGGTAAATCACGCAAACTTTGACGATATGTTTTCCAAGCTGTAGATAAAGTTAAATCAGAACTAGCTCTCCAATCACAAGCTAATAATAATTTATCTCTTTCAACTCTTAATAATCTCATAGGTTCTAAATTATTTAACCTAGTCACTTCAGCATCTATTTCGGATTCTGTCGGTTTTGTAGAACTATCCAGCCAATTAAAACCAGAATAATCTGTGCCAATCCAAGTCCATTCTTTATTAGGCTTAAGAGAAGAAACAGCATCAATTCTTTTAAAAATCATGCTGCCACCTCAAAAAGAGTAATTGTCGAAGGGGAACTATTTGTTTGTGTTGTAATTGTGCCACCGCCCGCAGGTATTCTAAATTGTAGTTTATAAGTTATAGAACTCGTTGAATTAGGAGAATCCAATATAAAAAACGGTGCATTAGTAAATTGTCTTGTACTATCTCCGGTATATCCAATCCCACGATCAAGGTCTGCAATTATTGTTGTTGAGTCTCTTAATAACGCTCCCTGTCCATAATTATCGCCAGAAGTTTCAATGCCACCAATATTTCCAAAAACAAAAACTTTATTTGAACTTGACGATGGTGTTATAGATGCTGAAACTCCTATATCGGCCAAAGTAGCACTGGTTGTTGTAAAGGTAGTAGTCGTGGAACCATGTACAACTTGAAGGATTTTCCCTGCACTAATACCAGTCCCAGAAACACCGCTATTGGTAATCTGCATACGTTCAACACCACCAGTTGAAAACTTGATAGTGTCAGCAGCAGGGAAGCTAATACCGCAATTTGAATCAGTCCCAGTTAAAACTGGAGCCGAAACAGACCCCTCAACTCCAGAAATACCAGTAGTGCCATTAATGTTTAAAGCCATGATTAAAGAATAACAAGTAAACTGCCAGATGGCACGGTAACAGTAACCCCACTATCTATGACAGGACTTACTGTGTGTGCATTTTTTCCTGATGTTATCGTATAATTTGTTGTCACGTTAGTGTCCGATTCAAAAAATACTTCATCATTGCCTCCTCCCGTAGCTCCAGCACCGCCTCCCACAGCAGTAAATTCAGATCCATTGTATATTTCAGCAGAAGTAGTCGTACTGTTAAATCTAAAGTCTCCTGTTGAGGGTGAACCAGGTCTTTGTGCAGTAGTTCCAACAGGTATCTGTAAAGCTGTTGTGTAATTATGTATGACATCACCAGTGAACGTCGATCCAGAAAGTTTTGCTAAACCTAAATTTGCCTGTGTTACATCTCCAATCTCAATATATCCATTATTACTAGCATTTCTTAACTTAAGAAGATTAGATGTTGTATTAACTGATAATTGGAACGCAACCTGTGTACCACTGGGATCTGCTGATCCACTATTTAAACTTTGTATGGCAGCAAAAACATTATTAAGGTCGGTACGAACTGCACTTCCCGTTCCATTATCTATCGTATAATCTGTGACTTGTGCCATTTAAAAATCTACCTTGTGCATATTCTACCCTCCTTTACCAAATCCGACAGCCTGATAGGTGAAATTTCTATCAATCGAAGCATTTGATGAATTTTTGAAGTGAACAGTAAAACCCGTTCCAGATACACTACTTACTTCAAAGTAATCTCCTGATGCCATATTCTGAGCATTAATAC